TATGGTATAATAATTTTGCAATGTTAGGAAATGGCTTAAAATGGTCATTTCCTAACATATGTGTTACTAATTTGTTACTTGTTGAATGGAAATTTATTATTTCAACAAGAGAATAGTATCTCTCAATTGTTCCACTGTTTTATGATTATAAACCCTATTTCCAACATCTTTAGATTTGTGCCCCATCAGCATATCAATACACTTTCTATTACCACCTGCATTATCCAAAAATGTTTCAAAAGTATGCCTTGCCTCATGAGGCGTTTTCTTTTTCTTTGTTATACAGGCAATAACAACCTTCCATTCTTCATAAAAATCCCCTTTTTTAAATTTAGATCCTTCATCAGTTTCTAAAAAATATTCATTACTTTTCTTTAGCCGATTTTTCACAAACGGCATGATACGAGGATGGATTGGCACAATTCTATTCTTCCCTGAAGAAGATTTGCTTCCGCCTTTAAAATATTCTTCTTCAAGATTGATCTGATCACATGTCATATTTAACAATTCCATTAATCTGAATCCGGTGTAAATATAGATTAATACAATATCTACATTTTTTTGATCAGATATTTTCCACAGAGCTTCAACTTCTTTTTCAGTGAATGGAGTGCGTTTAGTTTCTCCCTGTTCTGTGCTGACAGAAATTATTTGAGAATACATCTTATCTATAATGTCTAATTCAAATGCAAAATTATCTAAATGCCACCAAAGTGCTTTGATATGAGATTGTGTAGCATAACTACGACCACAATCGTCCATGGTTGCTTGCATATGATAAGCTCGTATTTGCCTATATTTCTTTCCGTACAGTTTTTGACAATGTTTATAAGCTGCTTTAAGTGTATATAAACGAGAACTTCCAAGTTTAGGAGCTTTTACTTCAAGCCATCGCTTATATAATTCTGCAAGAGTGACGCGATTGCGATCAATATTCCAAGGATTATCATTGTACCTGGCTAAAATAATATTTGCCTCTTCACGAGTTGCAGCATAGTCCACTGGGATCTGTCTTCCGTGTCCGTCTTCATCATATGTAGTAACTTTTACAACGTATGGTCGTGATCGGTTTCCTTTTAATTTCGTTACGCTGCCGTAGCCGTTTGGGTTTCTTCTTGCCATATATCATCATTCCTTTCTAAAAAAGGGTACAAAAAATACACCCTTATCAAATTGTGTTTTTGCAGGATGTATGATATAATTCTGTTGTTCAATAGGAGACATATCATACACTACAATGTTGATAGGTTTCTGAGATTCCGTCCAGTTGGTAGCTGGGCGGTTTTTTGTTATTTATAGGCTTTATTTGCTCCGTATTTAGCTTGACTATTGGTAAATCCTTCGTATTCCAATTGTTTTATGAGACCAGATTTTGAAAAAGATTGACTTTCTAAATAAGATGTTGCTTTTTTGTAAGCCTGATCTTTCCAATTAGCGTTGCAATTATTTGCAGCATATTTGGCTTCTTTAGTTGTAAATCCCTCATATTTAAGCTGTTTTATTAATCCAGACTTAGAAAATGCATCATAATCAAGATAGTCGAAAGCTTTATTTAGAGCATTTTCTTCTCCCGTTGTAGGTGCGTAAACCTCTGTAGTTTTTTCTGTAGTTGCTTCAGTTGTAACCTCTGTGGTTGTTGGTTCTTCTGTAGTTGCTTCAGTTGTATCATAAGCAGATGTGATTTCTATAGATTCAAAGATCTTATCAAACTCCGAAGAATAATCATTTTCGGGCAAGTTCATTGCACAAACTACAAAATATCCGTTTTTTACAGGAAATACGAGCATTTCATTTTTATAAGTTTTTCCATCAATAGATTTATTATAATATAACTTCTCTACATCAATACTATTTACTTGTGCATATTCGCCTTTTAAATCATCTTTATAATCTTGAGATTTTTTAATACTATCCTTTACCTTTTCAACATTTTTAGAATCCAGTACATTACCATTGAATTTATGATAAACTACACTCAATAATCCATCATTATCTCCGAGCTCATTCTTATAATAAAGGGATGTATCATCTGAGTTGGAATCGACAGCGATCCATGATTTTGGAATTTTATATTTTATTCCATACGAACTTTCTGTTTGCTCGAAATCTTTATATGGATCATCAGCTGTATTATCCTTTTTTGATTCACAAGCAATTAAAAAAATACAAATTAGTGATAATATTACCCCTAATGCTATAAATCTTTTTTTCATAAATTTTCCTCCTGATATAAAAATATGTTATAATCAATTTGTATAGTTTACATATTTTGTACACTAGAGGTAGCGGTGGCTTATTGCAGTAGGTCATCGCTATTTTAATCTTAGTTTAATCAACTCTTCATTATATCCGAGCGCATGCGCGATCTGTCCAGTTGTGTATTCCTGGTACTCTAAAAATATATCGTCCGGCACAAGAAGTTCCATAGCAAATAGATCAGCTTCTTTCTCATACTTTGTTGTATTAAATCCAGTGTATGTATCCATGAAGAGAGCATTAGCTTTTTTGTGAAGCAACATATGTCCTAACTCATGGGCACAGACAAGAATCTGTTCATGCTCCGGAAGAAAATCATCAATATAAATAATGTTATTTCTCTGGAAATATTGATAAAATCCTCTGACACCTTCAAGTGGCACTGGTACAAGGATAACATTCATTCCCTTGATAATCTCAAATGGGTTTCTTGTTTTATGTTTCTTGACAAGCGAATTTACAATCTTTTTTATGTCCATTCACATCAGTCCTTTTTATATTTTTTAGGTGTGTATTTTTCCTTGTTCTTTTTCTTAGCCATCTCCATACCAATTTCCATTGCGTTTAGAATAGACTCGATTGCTTCAGGAGAAGCAGGATCACCATCAAACATTAGTCCTTCTTGGGATGTTAGTTTGTCTTTGGTTTGCTGTAGGATTTCTTCTATTTGTTTTGTGTCTCTTTTATTAAGTTCTGCAGAAGAAGATTTCTTTTCTACCAAATCCGATTTTTCTATTCCAAAATAATTAGCCATCATTTCTATTTTGTCAATTCGTGGATAGGTTCGTGCATGCATCCAGTCTGATACGGTAGACATTTTAAAACCTAAGGTGTTGCACATTTCTGTTTGAGTAACATCGTTAGCCTTTAGATAGTATTTTATATTTCTAGCCATGACTTCTTTGTTTCCTAAGTCGCTCATTTACCAGTGCCTCCTTTCTTGATTTGAATATGTCTATATTATAATGGAGAAACCGAAAAAAATCAACATAAACCGAAAAAAATTCGGAAAAACCGTTGACACTTCGGTTTAACCGTGGTAGTATATAAGAGAACTAAGGAGGTGAGCGAAAGTGAAAACGGAAACTAGATTTCCTAAAGATATGAAAGCAACATTAAAAAGTATCCGTGAAATGCGAGGGTATAAGCAAGAAGAAGCTGCTAAATTAATAGGAATAGCGACAGATACACTTAGAAACTATGAACAAGGAAAGTCTTATCCAGATATTCCAGTGCTTCGTAAAATAGAAGAAACGTATAATGTACGTTATTCGCAGATTATTTTTTTACCGTTAGACTTCGGTTTAACCGAAACTAAATAACCAGGAGGTGAGAAAGACGAAAGTATTGAAAGATATACAGCCCGATGAAAAATTAGCAGAGGAAATCCAAAGTAATCTAGATGATCAGTTAAAAGAAAAACAGCTAGAAGAATCAGAAGAGTTAAAAACTATTCTGCATGGAGTAACAGGTAAAGAAATGAGATGGGCGATCTATTCTGCGATTTCTAAGCAAAAAGAAAAACAGCGTTGCCAGGAACAAAAAATATCATCCCTGCAAATAGCTGTTATATTGCAGGGAATAGCTGTAATTATTTTAGGCATTGGTGGAATCATTTTAAAAAAATATCTACCATGACAGAGGCTGTTGCAACAATCAAAGAAAGAATAGAAATAGTTTTAGAGAGTTTTGAATCCGCCTCTGCAGATAATGCATTTTGTTTGGCGGTCTCTGCAATAGATGTAATGGCATCTATTTGCTGTTGATATTTTGCTTCTCGTTCCTTTTCTATTTTTCGTTGAAGCTCAAATTCAGCCAAATGAGCGCGGCCTAATTCAGTGATAGAAACTTCATCAGATTCGTTTATGGATACGAGATTTGCATTTAAAAACATTTCTACATATCCATCAATAGACGGAAAATCGAAAAAGAAATCACCAGGATTTTGCCCAGGACATTCTAATATTGCCGTTAGAATTTCATATTGATATTCGGTAAGTTTAAATAACAAATTTTCCATTAAGAATACTCCTCTCTTAAGACTCGGACATGGCAGTGTCCTGTGAATTAAGTATAGGAGATATATGAAAGAAAGACAACAGAATAATAGCAGATGGCTTAATTCCCTGCCCGATGCACAGAATCCTGAAATCCTCCCTAAATTGGTTAATTAAAAATAGCACTCAATCGTCGGGCAGGGAATTAAGCCATCTGAAGAAAGGTAGGTGATGAAAGTGTTCAAGGACAGGCTTAAAAAAGTAATGGTAGATCAAAATATCAACCAAGTAGAGTTGTCCAGGATCTGCGGTGTGAGTAGGTCAACCGTTAGCAAATGGATGTCTGGAGATTCAGAACCGACAAAAGCAAGAAGAAATGAGATTGCAGAAGCATTTGATCTTCCAGAGAATTACTTTGAAGAGATAGTAATTCCTAAAAAGAGAATAGAGACATTAACCCCGAAAGAAGTTGCGTATTTGATGGGAATGGGTGTTTCAACAATCGAAAAAGGACTGATTCAAGGAACTTTTCCATGGGGATATGCAATCCGGACAAGTGAAAATACGCATAGATATTTCATAAATGCAAAAAAGTTTTTTGTGACTGAAATGATAAGCGTATGAGAAAGGAGTATAAAGATGCACACAGAAACAAAAGCCATGATTTGCACGGCAGCAGTGCTGATCGCAATGGGAATCTTTAAAGAATTAGCTGCAGTGTGTCTGATCACAGCGATGATCTACGAGGAAGGAGTGAAAAGGTTTGATAAATGAGAAAGAAATTCTGAAAGAGCTTGATGAACGAATCAATATTCAGAACAGAAACATCGAAAGAGTTATTCAGGTATCAAATAATCAAGCAGAACTTGTTTTACTTGAAAGAGAGATCGCAACATATCAGAGCGTAAAGAAGTTGATAAAAGAAAAAAGTGCCCACGGAGCGGCAACTCCAATGAGCACATTGCTAAACAAACAAGAACAGTATAACACAGATCAAGAAAAAATAGAACCAATAAAACTTGCACAAGAGATTTTTGCGTTATGTATGAAAATCCAAGAAGGAGAAGATGGGAAAGTAGAACATAGAAAGAAAGGCAGATGTTTAGGACCTACAGTATTTGTTGATTTTTATGGACATGTTGCACAGTTAGATGTTGAGATTTCCCCAAATGGATGGTCAGAAGAAGAGGGCAGAAAAGAGAAATTCAGTTTTTATTTAGGAGACTATTGGGGTCATCAGCAAAAAGAACGAGCAATCAAGTGCAAAGAGAGATTGATCGAACTATTAGAAGAAAGAAGAGGAAGTGGCAATGAAGAATGAAACAAGGCGGAAAGTAAGAGAAAAAATTCTCGAAAGTTGTTTATTAAGAGAGTTAGGTCTTGTAGACACAGCAGCAGACAAAATAGAAGAAGTTGTTGATATCATTTTGTTTGAAATCGGCGGTTGTGTAAATCCGGTTCCTGCGGCTGCAAATGACATTACCGTTGCTGTTCTTAAATTTATTGCAGAAACTCTGGAAAAGGATTTGGATGACGGTCAAAAGACTAATGTTCAAATGATTCAAGCGGCTTTAAAAGTAAAATATGGATTATCAAAAGTGGTAACAACTAAAGAAGGAGATAAATAAAATGGCGACATTATATGAACTGACAGCAGAATACAAAGAACTGCTTGATATGGCAGAAGAACAGAATCTGACGCAGGCAGATATCAAAGACACTTTGGAAGGAATGGACTATGAATTTGAAGACAAGGCAGATGGGTATGCAAAAGTTCTTCGTTCCCTGGATGGTAAAGAAGCATTGATCGATAGTGAAATTAAACGTTTGACTGACATGAAAAGAGTTGTGGTAAACAACAAGAAAACAATTAAGCAGAATCTTGAAAATGCAATGATTGAAACTGGCAAGACAAAATTCAAGACGGCATTATTCAGCTTTGGAATCCAAAAAAATCCACCAAATGTAAGGATCAAAGATGAATCACTGGTACCAGAAGAATACCGAGTTAAACAACCAGACAAGATTGACAGAAAAGGATTAATCAAAGCACTTAAAGAAGGAGCAATGTTTACTGAAAACATTGAATTAGTTCAGACCAAAAGTCTAAGGATCAGATAGGAGAAACACATGAAATTCAGAGATCTAAACGAAGATGAAATTGAATGCAGAGTTGCAACAGTTAACGAAAATGGATGTTCTTTGTTGCTTTATAAGGATGCAAGATGTGATATGAACATTCTGGATGAAACACTGGGAGTCACAGGATGGAGAAGATCTCATGAAGTGATCGGTGGAAATCTTTTTTGCACGGTTGAGGTCTATGATGATCAGAAAAAAGAATGGATATACAAACAAGATGTAGGCATTGAATCATATACAGCAAAAGAAAAAGGACAGGCATCGGACAGCTTCAAGAGAGCATGCTTTAATTTAGGAATTGGCAGAGAATTATACACTGCACCAGATATATGGATTCCGGCTAAGCATGTAAATCTCAAAGAAGGAAGGAATGGAAAACTGACTACATATGATGGATTTTATGTAGAACAGGTCATCATAGAGAAGAAAAAAATTGTTGCATTATCAATCAAGAATAAAACAACAAAGAAAAGAGTATTTCTTTATGATACAAGACCGCCAAAGGAAGAAGAGACTAAGTAATGCATGAACTTGCAAAGATAACAGGAATCAGATCAGATATCGAAGGAACAGAGATGAAAGTCTTTGTTCCAGAGAAAAATCTGTTTAATACGATTCTGGATAAGCGAATCCGTGATGTGGAGCTTCGGCTAGATGATGGCAGAACAATAACCAACGCACAGAGAAAAAAGGCATACGCAACGATCAGAGACATTGCAGACTATACCGGTTATCTTCCAGAGCAGATGAAAGAGATTATGAAGTATGAATATATCATACGGACAGGAAATGATTATTTCTCTTTAGGAACATGCACAGTAGATACAGCACGTGAGTTTATCTCAATGCTGTTGGAGTTCTGCTTGGAACAGGGAATCCCATTGTCAGATTTAGCAATCAATAGAACGGATGATATTGGAAGATATCTGTATTATTGCATCAAGAATCGTGTATGTGCGATCTGTGGTCGCAAAGGTGAAATACATCACGTTGACAAGATCGGCATGGGGAATGATCGCAGGAGTATAGATGACAGCGAGTACAGAAAGATATGTCTATGCAGAACGCATCATACAGAAGATCATACGATCGGAGAGAAAGCTTTCCAGGAAAAGTACAAGGTTTATGGAATCATAGTAAAGGAGCAGGAGAATGGCTTGGAAGAATTACAACAGACCCAACAAGTACAACAATCACAAAACGATAGTGGATGGGATCAAGTTTGACAGCATCAGAGAAGCAGAAAGATATCAGGAATTAAAGCTGTTAGAAGAAGCAGGAGAGATCTCACATCTGGAACTACAGCCGGTCGTGGTCCTTCAGGATAAATTTATTTATCAGGGCAAGACGATCAGAGCGATCACATACAGAGGGGATTTTGCTTACTTTGATCGTAGAGTAAACAGAGGTGTGATTGAAGATGTGAAAGGCGTGGAAACAGATGTTTTCAAGATCAAGAAAAAGATGTTCCAAAAGAAATATGGAGATCTGTACGATTTACGAATAACGAGGTGATCACATGAAGCAAAAGAGCAGCTTCCTGATCTACCATGAATATCGGGAACCACTAAAATTACTGACAGATGAGCAGAGAGGTCGGTTATTGATGGCATTGATTGATTACTCTGAATCAGGAGTTGTTCCAGAACTTGATGGAATATCCATGATGGCATTTTCATTTATACAAAGCCAGATGGATCGTGATTCAAAGAAGTACGAAAATCGATGCAGTTCTAATCGGGAAAATGGGAAAAAGGGTGGAAGACCTAAAAAGGAAAACGACTCAGAAGAAAACCCAAAAAACCCATTGGGTTTTGAAGAAACCGAAAAAAAAAACTAAAAACCCAAAAAAGCCGATAAAGATAAAGAATAAAGATAAAGAGAAAGATATAAATAAAAATACTATGTGCAAATCTGAAGCAGATGCACTGTTTGAGAGAGTTTGGAAATTATACCCTCAGAAACGTGGGAAGGGGAAAGTCTCAGATGCCAATAAGAGGCGTTTACTTGATATCGGATTCGACGAATTAAGTCGTGCCATTGACCGATACAAGGCGGACTTGGCGTTAGATGACTGGAGAAAACCCCAAAATGGCAGCACGTTTTTTAACTCTGGATACATAGATTACCTGGATTCCAATTACGAAAGACCTGAAAGAATACAGAACGAAAAAGCTCCGGGAAAATTGGAATGTCAAAGGGATTATGATTTTGATTCTTTGGAGCAGCAGCTGTTTGAGAAGCAGTTTGGAGGATAGACGAGATGGAGCAGATGAATTTCTTCGGATGTGAAACCACACTCCGGAGCAGAGTAATAACAAAGCAGACTCAAAGAGAAAGCCACGAGAAGGTAGATAAGCAGGTAATCCGTAACAATATCCTGAATGAATTATCTTACGGAAATATGACTGCAAGAGAGATCGCTGTGGTAATGCACAGGCACGGACTGGTGACAGAACCAACACGGCAGCAGGTACAGCCAAGGTTAACAGAGCTGACTCAGGAAGGACTTGTTGAAGTGATCGGCAAGCGATATGACAGCCGGACAGATCGGCATGTGGCACTGTATCACAAAGTTGAGTAAGTAAATAAAGGCATCCGGTTGATCTCTGTCCGTAGTAACCAACAACCCAAGATTGTTGTTAAAAGTCGTAGTAATAGTCGTGGTAGTTGTGGGTTTCGGGATGATCTTAAGCGACAGGACGTAAAAAGATGATCACATATGCGGACAGAGATCAGCCGGATGGACTGAATTATATACCACAGCAACTATTAACCGCATAAGAAACAGCCAGTATAAGCCATGAGCCTGCTGCCTAAGGCAGTGGGCAGAAAGGAGAATTGATGGCAGATTACAGCAAAGGATTTAAAAGACGTGTTGTGACACTGTGGATCAAGTATAACATGTCATCAAATGAGATCAGTAGATCATCCGGCATCGATCATAAGACACTGATGAAGTGGTATAAGCGTTTCTACCCTGAGATAACAGGGGGGGGGCAAACGAGACAAAGTGCAAGGATTTAAGATGGCACTATATAGGCAATTGTGCCGGATACCATAAGTAAAGGAGTACGATCAGACAGTTTGGTTCTTTACCTGAGGGATTCTTCAAGTAACTATTAACCAAGCAATCAATACCAAACATATTTTTTCAGGTTCTTTTAAATGTAATTTCTCAAATATTAGATTTAGTTTTTTACAATTTTCCAAATCAAAAAACGAAGAATCACAAGACTTTATAAGATCGGGCAAAAGATAACAGATCAGCGATCAGAGATAAAGGCGTTGTATCAGGTAAAGAACCAAGCTGTCTGAGAAAACGATATGAGATATAAAGAAAATTTCAAGAAAGGAATGGTCCGGCTGATCATCTCAACAGGGATAAGCTACAAGAAGCTGTCAGAGCTGACAACGATCAGCCAGCCAACGTTGAAAAAATGGGATGATGAATACCGGCAGGAGTGCCTGGATGAGAAGAAGAGAGAAACCGAGAGACTAAAGAAGCAGGAAGAAGAGAACATGAGATGTACGGCGTGGCACCAGTATGGATCCGGTGCAGGTCGGTTTGAGTAGAAGGAGATAAAAATGACAGAGCAAAAAGAACAAGAGATCGTAGATAGAGTTGAAAAGAGAGTTTTAGAAAAACTCGAAAAGAGTGTATGTAAAGAAGATACACAGAAAGTATTACAAGAACCAAGAAATAAATGGTTTAAAGATGCAAATGGATCCGGAACAGATTCGTTAATGGCAAATGCATTGGGAAATTCGTTCGTAGCATGGAGTGCATGGGAGCAGATTCGGCGATTAACATGTGTTGCTTGCGGAAAGAAATATGTAAGGCAGCTTACAGAAGATGATCATGCAGAAGAGGTGTGTGAGGAGATTTGCCAGACAATTTATGATATTGCAATGATGAGAAAGAAGGATGGTCAAAATGAGGAAGCTTGATAAAGAACAAGAAGCCAGAATGGCAGGAATGAGATATGCCTTGGGTATCGCAAAGGAAAAAGGTGTTGATGGATTGCAAAAAGAATTGCAGATGCGTGGAGCACTGGGAATTGGCTTATTGATCGATAATGACAAATTAAAAAGGGCATACGAGATTTTAGCAGAGACTATATATCAGAATACCATGACAGTTGTACTTGCAACATTAGCACATGATACAGGTTTCGGAGAAAAAAGATTGCGAAGATTCAAAGAAGCGTATGACAAAAACACCTTATGGAATTTTGAATTAGATGGTTATGCAGAACACTATGTGACATATGTGGATATGGCTATGGAGTTGAAAACAAAATACAACATTGACATGAATGTAGAAATGCTTGCATCGAATCAAGATATTACTTTTGATAAAGATCGTAGAGTATTGCCGAATGTGATCAGGTTATTGGAACATGAAGATCAGCACGAAGCAGCAGATGTATTAAGAGAACATTTACATGAGGCGGTGGCAGTATGGTAAACAAGAAAGAATTTAAAGGCTACATCTGTGAGATTGCAGGCAAGCCAATTAAGGATATGAAGTTATGTCCAGACAAGCAGCAGAAGCTAAGGGTTCGTATCAAGTGTGATAAAGGGTGTGTCTGGTGTGAGAAGGAGAAAAGTCATGAGTGACGACTGGAAAGAGCAAAAGAAAAGACAAAAAGCTATCTTCACAGCGCAACAGAATCTGCCCTATGAGGTAAAAGTCAAAAGGGCAGAGTTAAGAGCAAGAGAGTTTATACAAGAACTTGATCGCAGAGGAATGAATGCACATGTAAGTGTAGGTGGTTTGGACAGTATCGTGCTTTTGGCGTTTTTGAGAAGCAGAGGAATCGATGTACCTGCAGTGTCAGTATCATCTCTGGAAGATAAAAGCATTATCAAAGTACATAAGCAGCTTGGAGTGATTTCGCTTCGACCAGGAAAACCAAAGACAGAAATCTTACAAGAGTTTGGTTTTCCGGTGATCAGCAAGAAGATTGCAGGACGAATTGACACGTTACAGAATCCAACAGATCGTAATAAGACAGTCAGACATGCGATCATAACTGGAGAATGTGGAGCACAAGGACATTTTGCAAAGAACAGCCGAATGAAACTGCCAAGGAAATGGCTGCAGTTGTTCGCAGGATACGAAAACGAGAATGAGGGTGTGAATTATCAGATTGCACCATTCAAGGTAAGTAATAAGTGCTGCCTATACATGAAAGAAAAACCATGTGAGGTTTATGCAAAAGAAAACAATAGTGCACCATTCTTGGGACTTATGGCAAGTGAAGGTGGACAGAGAGAAGAAGCATTAGTAGAGCATGGATGTAATTACTTTGGGAAATCTGTAATCCGATCAGCACCATTTGCACCATTTTTACGACAGGACCTGTTACAGCTTGCATTAGATCTTGATGTGCCAGTGCCAGAAATCTATGGAGAAATCGCAAGGAAAGCAGATGGAACGCTGTATACGACAAAAGCACAAAGAACAGGATGCTCGATGTGTGGATTCGGAGTGCATCTCGAGAAAAGACCACATCGATTTGATATGTTGAGAGATCGTAATGAAAAAGAATGGGAGTTCTGGATGTATCGATGTTGTGTAGATCCAGAAACAGGAGAAAGATTCGGATGGGGACGTGTCTTAGATTACATCGGAGTGAGATGGGAAGATGAGTGGGAACCAGAGCCGGAGCAGTTGGAATTTCATTTTTGTTAAAGAAAGTTAAGGAAGTGGAGAAAATGGGAATTAAAAATCTAACAGAAGCAGAAGAAAAAGAGTTTTACAGACTTGTTGGGAAGATTAATGGAAAAGAACCAGATAAGGAACAGGATGCAAAGGTAAAGAAACCACGACAATTAGAAGAATATTTTTATATTAATGATGATGGAGCTATTATACAAAGCAGGTGGACGAATGATTCTTTGGATAATGGAAGATGGGAATTGGGAAACGTCTTTTTCACAAAAGAGTCAGCGTGGTTTGCCAGAGAAAAAAAGAAAGTAGAAGTTGAGTTGCAGAGATACGCAGAGGAACACAATGGTACAGCATCTACCAATCGTTGTTATTTAATTCGATATGAAGAAGATGGGAAAAGACTTCTTTGTGAAACATGGGCTGCAGCAAACGTACAGGGTGCAGTTATGTTTACATCAAGAGATGTTTTATTTGATGCAATCAAAGCAATAGGAAAAGACAGAATCCTTAAGTGCATCTTTGTGGTAGAAAGTGAGGAAAATGAGTAATGGTATGAAACAGCCTCTGCAAAAGGATGATGTTGTAAAAGGCTATGACACAGAAGGAGATATTAAAGAAGTTATTGAAGAAGCATTGGATGAGATTTTCTAAAGTTTAGTGGTTTGATTTTGCATCTTAGAAATGATTGGGAAAGGAGTTGTTGATATGCAGATTTTAAATCTTTCCAAAGAAGATGGTGAGGCGATCATTAGATTGGATACAACAGAGTTAACAACATTATGTAACGCATTGTATTATTGCAGAAAAGAAATGGTCAAAAACGAAACATATCATAAGATTTATGGGGATTTGACAATGGTACGAAACTTTGCATCGTATGGACACATAGATGATTTTGCATTTAATGTGGTCGAAAAACAAAGAAGGTATCTCAGAAAAATAAAAAGAGATCGAAGAAATTGAGAGTATAATGGAGAGATAATTTATGATCATTGGATTTTTAAGCGGATTATTTATCGGAGCAGTAGCAGGAGTGGCAGTGATGTCACTCTGTGCCGCAGCGAAAGAGAGGGATGAGTTATGACAAGGGAAGCATCAATTACTGATAAGCTGACAGGAGTAATAACAGTAATCGACGACCTGAAAAAAGTAAAACAAGAGATGTGCGACGGTTATTGTGTGTATGCAAAAATGACACCACATTTTGACAAAACAAGTGCAGGAGCATGCGTTTTATGCCCACTGAAAAATTATAAGGAGTGATACATAAATGGGATATCAAGATTGTCCATGTTTCAAGTGTGATCGTGGCGGAGAAAGAGAAAAACGAGTTGAATGTCGAAGAAAATGTACTGAATTTACTGCCTGGAAGTTAAGCATGCAGGCGATCAGACAGAAAAAGAAAGAAGATAAAGACAAATACTATTCGACGACCAAAGGAAAGCTTTACAAAAGAAACCTGATGAAGCAAAAAGGTGGAAGAAAGATATGGTAGATCCATGCAAGGCCTGTGCAGAGATAATCTGCATGGGCATTTGTGCCGATCGGGCGCAATACAAGCAAGAGTATCAGGAGATGGCGGATCGGATAAGGCAGCAGATAATAAATCGTAACAGGAGGGGAGAACGTGGACAAGAACGTACTGATCCAATATTGTGACATGAAAGAAGAAATTAAAGATTTAAGGAGAAGAATCACAGAGACTGAAAAGCAGATTTGGAAGATTGCAGAAGAAGGAACGGTAAAAGACACAGTAAGCGGCGGTATGGGTGGAATACAGCACTTTGTTGTTGAGGGTATGCCAGTACCAGAACTTAGCAGAAAGAGATTACTACTCAATAAGCGGAAAGCGATGCTGATTGAAAAAGAAAATGAGCTTCTGGAACTTATGAACCAAGCGGAAGAGTACATAAACAGCATTGAGAAGAGCGAACTTAGAATGATGTTTAGGTTCTACTACATTGACGGCATGACATGGCTGCAGGTGGCACACAAGATGAATCAGTTACATCCAAAGAGACGAGTAGCATATACAGAAGACAGCTGCAGAATGAGAAATGCAAGATTTTTTCAAGAAAATTAGAAAATGTTCGGTCACGTTCGCAAAAAATAGGCTAATATATAAGCTAGAGCGATTAGATGAAGCGATACTTCATAATTAGTCCTCTTCTTTTTACTTATGAATGAACTCGGGTGATCTTCGGACCCCGAGTCTTTTTATGTCTAAATTTAGAAAGGAAAGAGATATGAATTTTAAAGATGCATTTGAATTAATGAAAAAAGGTCATAAGGTAAAACTTCCATCCTGGGGCGGATATTGGTACTGGGACATAGAAAAGCAAACAATTATGATGCAGTGCAGACCGAAAGACACTGACAAAGGACAGGGAGATTTATTGGACATTAGAGAAACACAGAGAGTTGAGTACACACTTTCTAACATCTTATCTGATGAATGGGTAATCGCAGACGAAAAGAACTGCCCTGTACTTGGTGGAGAAGCTACATTTAGCTTTGGAGATGCTATCAAGTACATGAAACGTGGATTAAGAGTTACAAGAAAAGGATGGAATGGAAAAGGAATGTATCTATTCAAATCTCCAAAAGTAGGATGCCAGATGTACAAGCAGTATACAGGAAAGGATATCAATGATCTGCAAGAATTTATTGTTATGAAGGCAGCAGATGATACTTTGGTTCCATGGTTAGCATCACAGACCGATGTATTGGCAGAAGATTGGATGTTTGTTGAATAAGGAGATATTAACATGATTATTACAGGAATGGATCACTTCCAGAGTGTTTGTAAGAAGAAACTGGTGGAATGGTATCACAAGAATAGACCGGAGATCGACATTGATCTGAGTAATGTATTTGTAGTTTGGTCCTGCAAGACCTTACAGAATTACAAATGCCTTGCATCCACCACGATCAGCGGTGACGGTATCTATGCAGAATACACGTATAACGGAGACAAACAGGAGCTGTATGAGGACGTGTATAAGAAGCTGACAAATACATGCCACACAGAAGAATAAAAGCCGGAGCAATCCGGCATAAGGACCTCTAGCTCAGTTGGTCAGAGCAATCGGCTCATAACCGATCGGTCCAGGGTTCGAGTCCCTGGAGGTCCATTTAAGAAACAAGAAAGAAGGTGGTAATGTGTGAACGAAGAAAAAAACTACATATTGGCAGAATCCGATTATGTGGCCGGAATGAAGTATAAAGACATTGCTGCCAAGTATGGAGTCTCGATTAATACTGTGAAATCGTGGAAGAAACGATACGCGTGGTCGAGGAATAAAAAGACGAAAAGTACACAAAAGGGGTGCACACAAAATAAAAAGGGTGCACACAAAAAAGAAGCCGTTGCAGAGGATGTAAGTCAGGTCGTGATCAACGATGAGCTTACCGATCAGCAGCAGCTTTTTTGTTTGTATCAATCCAGGATGTTTAATTATACGAAAGCTTACATGAAAGCTTATCCTGGTTGTACTTATGCATCTGCTGCCGTATTAGGAAGCAGGCTTATGAAGAATCAGTTGATCAGAGAAACTATTGAGCAGTTAAAGCAGAATCATATGAACAGAGAGATGCTTAAGCAGGAAGATATCTTTCAGAAGTACATGGACATTGCATTTGCAGATATGAATGATTTTATGTCATTTGGCCAGGAAGAAATTGAAACTGATTATGGTCCGAGGATGGTCAACAGTGTCCGGCTAAAAGAGTCAGATCAAGTTGACGGGACTCTGATCACAGAAGTGAAGCAGGGCCGTGATGGCGTGAGTGTAAAGCTCGCAGATCGTATGAAGGCAATAGATTGGCTTGCAGATCATATGGATATTGCCACTGCAGAACAGAAAGCTAAGATTGAGCAGATCAGAGCTAAGACAGCGATCATGTCCGGAACATCCGAAGAAGAGACAGAGGACGATGGATTCATCGAAGCCTTAAAAGGTGAGGTGGCAGATGTATGGGAAGAAGAATAAAGAAAGCTGTCTTTAAGTTTCGGCCGTTCTCTAAGAAGCAGAAAAAGATACTTACCTGGTGGCTACCAAATTCGCCAGTGCATGATCAAGATGGAATCATAGCAGATGGAGCTATTCGATCGGGGAAAACAGTTTCTATGTGTTTATCCTTTGCAATGTGGGCAATGGAAACCTTCAATGGCCAGAACTTCGGTATGTGCGGTAAGACGATTGGTTCTTTCCGGAGAAACGTACTCTTTTGGTTAAAGCTTATGCTTAAGAGTCGGGGATACCACGTTGAAGATCACAGAGCTGATAACTTAGTTGTTATCCGGAGAGGTGGCAAAGAAAATTATTTTTACATCTTTGGCGGTAAGGATGAGCGATCCCAGGATTTGATACAGGGTATCACACTTGCAGGAGTTTTTTTTGATGAAGTTGCATTGATGCCTGAATCTTTTGTTAACCAGGCAACAGGACGTTGTTCTGTTGATGGATCAAAATATTGGTTTAACTGTAATCCAGATGGACCTTATCATTGGTTTAAGACTAATTGGATTGATCGTGCAGATGAAAAGAAACTTGTCTATCTACATTTCACAATGGACGACAACCTGAGCTTATCTGAGCGAATTAAAGCAAGATATCGGGCGATGTATACCGGAGTGTTTTACAAGCGCTATATCCTAGGTCTGTGGGCCGTAGCCGAGGGAATTATTTACGATATGTTCAATACAGAAAAGCATGTTGTAAAAGACCAGCAATCAGTAGTAGGCAGTAAATACGTCAGTGTCGATTATGGTACACAGAATGCGACAGTATATCTTCTGTGGGAAAAGAATCACAAGGGACAGTGGGTTGCTACAAAGGAATATTACTATTCTGGCCGAGATGAGACTACGCAGAAGACAGACGGAGAATATGCGGATGACATGGAAGAGTTCCTGGAAGGAATCAATGTTGAATCGATCATTGTCGATCCGGCAGCAGCATCCTTTATCGCAGAACTTAAGAAACGAGGATTTAAGGTTAAGAAAGCAAAGAATGATGTACTTGATGGTATTCGATTTGTCGGAAATCTGTTAAATCTAAGTGTATTACAGTTCTCTGAATGTTGTAAAGAAACAATCAAAGAGTTCGGTTCTTATATCTGGGATGACAAGGCATTGGAACGTGGAGAAGATAAACCAGTGAAGCAGCATGATCATTGCATAACTGGTGATACGCTTATTGATACAATTGATGGTCCGATTCCAATAGAAAAGCTTGTTGGTAAAACAGGAAAAGTACATTGCTATAATTTAAGGCGAAGAAAACCTGAAATTTCTACATACCATAATGTGAGAAAGACAAGGGAGAATGTCGAAGTATTTGAAATAGAGATGGAAGATGGAAGAACGATCAAGGCAACAGCCAATCATTTAATATTTACTCAAAATGGTTGGAAAAAAGTAAACGATCTAACTGGACACGATTCGATACTTGATATAAGAATAAAGAAATGATAATCTTATATCAGGAGGTGCGTTAAATGGTAGAATATTTAGAAAACGGAGACTTGGCATTATATAATGGATATAAATTCAGAAAAGACAAGCGGACAGGGTACTATTTATCATCAAGAATAATAAACGGAAAACGCAGAAGGCTTCATGTATATATATGGGAATGTGAAAATGGTGAGATTCCAAATGGATATTCTGTACATCATAAAGATGAGGATAAAAGCAATAACGAAATTTCAAATTTAGAATTGATGACAAATAGTAAACATACACGATTACACGCAGAGGAGAAGGCAAGAAACAATTATGATGATATGTTAAAAAACTTAAAAGAAAATGCTATTCCCGCTTCTAAAGATTGGCACAAAAGCAAAGACGGGAGCGAATGGCACAAAAAGCATTATGAGCAAATGAAAGGGAAGATGAAAGTTCCAAGAAAGTTTGTTTGTGAGTATTGTAATAAAGAATTTGTTAGCACACAAACAAGATCAAGATTTTGCTCAAATAAATGCAAATCGGCATGGAGACGAAAATCAGGAGTTGATGATGTTATTAAAATTTGTTGTAAATGTGGCAAGGAATATGTTGCCAATAAGTACCAAAAAACAAAATACTGTCCAGTATGTAAAAATAAAAAGTGTTAAATCCATAGGAAAAGCAGATGTATATAATATGGAAGTCAAGAACCACCACAACTTTAGTGTTTGTGGTGGTTTTATTATACACAATTGCATGGATGCAGTGAGATATTTTGCTTACACGATCGTAAGACGTGAACGAAAATGGAGTTGATTAAATGATAAAAGAAATTATTGAGCGAATAAGGCAGGTGATAAGAAAAATGCTTGGAAAAGAAAATATCAGGGATGCGATCGGAGTTGATGTTGCCGTATCGGACAAGATGGCAAGAGAAATTGATCTCTGGTCGAAGATGTATAAAAATCAACCGCCTTGGAAAAGAAAAGAGCTGAAGCTTTGTGGGTTACCTGCAGCTATTGCTGGAGAATTTGCAAGGCTTGTCACACTGGAATTAAAAACAGAGATTACAGGGAATAAGTTTCTCAATGATGAATACCAAACTGTGACTGATAACATACGAACGTATACGGAATATGCCTGTGCAAAAGGTGGACTTGCAATGAAACCTTATGTTTCTGACGGACACATTGAAGTTGACATGGTCCAAGCTGATCACTTTTTTCCAACGAAATTTAATTCTAGAGGGGAAGTTATCGCAGCGGTCTTTATGGAAACTGTAACGATCGGGAAACAGGTATATACAAGATTGGAATACCATCAGCATGATGAGAACACTACATATCACATTATGAATAAGGCTTTTGTAAGACAGGATCTTGATAATGTTGAGGTATTGGGAAAAGAAGTACCGCTTAGTGCTGTATCGGAGTGGGGCGATCTTGAAGAAACCGTCACAATCATAAATGTGAAAAAGCCGTTATTCGCATACTTCAAGATACCAAATGCAAATAATGTCGATGATTCATCTCCGTTGGGAGTATCTGTATATTCCAGAGCAATCGATGATATCAAAGAAGCTGATTATCAATGGACGAGAATCTTATGGGAATATGAAGGGTCTGAATTAGCGATCGATGCAGACATTGGGTTATTTAAACGTAAAGAAAACGGAGAATTTGATCTTCCAAAAGGAAAAGAAAGACTCTTTAGAATGATGGATTTTGACGAAGATCACGACCAGTATAAAGTGTTTGCACCGCCAATCCGTGACGAAAGTCTTATCAATGGATTCAATACAATTCTTCGCAGGATTGAGTTTAACGTAGGCCTCGCCTATGGAACATTAAGTGATCCAAATACAGTTGATAAGACTGCAGAAGAAATTAAGGCAAGTAAACAGCGATCATACAGCACTGTATCTGATATTCAGAAAGCTCTGCAAAAAGCATTAGAGCAGTTAGTTTATGCAATGGATGTGATCGCACAGCTTGCCAATCTGAATGGCGGAAAGAAATACGAGATTAGTTTTGACTGGGATGACTCCATTGTGATAGACAAAGAACAGGAACTGCAGAGTATGCAGCAGGATGCAACAGCGGGATTGATCCGAAAAGAAATATACATTGCGGCCAAGTATGGAGTTTCTGAGGAAGAAGCATTAAAAATGATGCCGACACAGGATGATCGTTTTAATATTCAGGAAGAGTAGGTGATCACAGATGCTTGATCCGAAGTATTTGGAACAATTCTCTGATCAGTTACTTGGTATCATCGACAGTCTGACAATAGCGATCATATCTGATATGGCTAAAAGAATTGTAAAGATGGGAAATGTATCCGAATCGACAAAGCATCAGGCGGAGGTTTTACAGAATGCAGGTCTCGTTTATAAAGATACGATCAAACGAGTGAGTCAGGTGTCTGGGTACCAGAATCGAGAAGTCGAGCGGATGTACCAGGAAGCAGGAGTCAGAAACTTAAAAAATGAAGCTGTCTATTACAAGCAGGCAGGGAAAGAAGCCGTTAAACTTGAACAGTCAAATGGAATGCAAAGGATTCTGCAGGCAAACGTCAGAAAGACATGTCAAGAATTAGATAACTTAACAATGACAACAGCCGCAAAATCACAATCTGCTTTTATTCAGGCATGTAACAAGGCACAGATGAAAGTAAGTACAGGAGCATTCAGTTATGACAAAGCCATTGCAGATGCGATTAAAGAGGCAGCAGTGCAGGGAACAGAAGTCTTATATCCATCACAGCATGTCGATAAATTAGATGTCGCGGTAAGAAGAGCTGTACTTACCGGAGTAAATCAGACTGCAGCAGAAATGAATCTGCAGTATGCAAAAGATCAGAATTGTGATTATGTTGAAACAACTGCGCATGCAGGTGCAAGACCTGAACATGCCGTATGGCAAGGGAAGGTCTTTTGTTTATCTGGGACTGATCCAAAATACGAAAACTTCTATGAAGCAACAGGATATGGAACAGGACCAGGGTTATGTGGTTGGAACTGCAGGCATAACTTCCATGCATTCTTTCCTGGAATATCAACACCGGCATATACACAGGAGATGCTAGATGATTATTCTGCAAAGAGCGTGACATACAACGACAAACAATTTACAGAGTATGAAGCAAGTCAGATGCAGAGAAGTCATGAACGACAGATCAGAGAGACAAAGAGGAAACTTGCTGGATATAATTCAGCGATCAGTGAAGCGAAAGATGATACCTTAAAAAATACTTTACAGAATCGGTTCAATGAAGAATCTGTAAGATTAAAGAAACAGGAAGCAGCACTGAAAGCTTTCTGCAAGGAAACAGGAAGGCGATATGAGTCTGCCAGAGTTCAGATCTATGCAGTGAAGAATAAAGCAGGAGATATCGTTGGATTCAATCGGAGCGTTGCGCAGAAGGCTGTATGGCGAGATCGAAAGAATACCTTTAAGAATCAAATGTCTAAACAGTTAGAAAAACTGACGAATGAAGAAAAGAAAGCGATCTTGAGATATACTGGTAATGCAGCAAACCGAGTGAACAGTGCAATATATTCTGGAAAACAGCAAAGAATTGATCAGGAAAAAGGATTTATGGACCTGTTGGATTCTGCATTAAGTAAAGGTACTGTAGAACACAAAATGGTAGTTCATCGTGATACGATTCCAGAATATTTAAATGCATTTCCAAAAGGTTTTCAATATTCCGAAGAGGATATAAAAAGAATGAATGGAATGACCTTAACGAATAAAGGTTATACATCTACATCTTTTCATGACATAATGTATCAGGGTAGAAATGTTCATCTTGAAATTGAGATCCCTAAAGGGTATAAAGGCTGTTTATATATAAAAGATGTCGCAACTGAAAAATACAAAAATCAAGAAGAAGTGTTGTTTAAACGAGGCTTTCAGTATAAAATAAAAAGTGTAAATAAAGAAAAGGACAGATACTATATCAAAGCGGAGGCTGTTTTATGAGTGGAATAGGATATTATTATGATGAAAATGGTGTGAAACAAGAAATAGAAATAGGTCCGAGTTTTGATGACTTTCCTGGAATGGCAAAAGTGACAAGTCCTATACCAATATGCCATGCATGCAGAAAAGCAGATTTTGATGAAAAAGGTTATGAAACTTTATGCAAAGTATACGGGAAGATACCAAACAAACACTTAAAGGCCAAAGATTATAACTGCCCATATTTTGATAACGAAAACAATGGATGGTATCAGTTGATAAAAGATAAAGTAGAAAAAGCGAAAGGTGAGAACAATGGATAACTTTAAAGCTGTATATAAAATCTTATCAGCATTGGAAAAAGCAATGGATTATCCAGAATTTGATATCAACGATGTTGGGCCGGAAGCCTTAGGGGTTTCCAAAGAACGCTGGGCACGATATATAGAGATGATGGTTGATGTCGGATATATCAAGGGTGTAAGTATGAAACGTGATATCACAGGAGCAACAAGGATCAATGCAAGTGATGTTAGAATTACATTAAAAGGTCTTGAGTATTTACAGGAAAATTCAATGATGAAAAAAGTATATAATGCCGTGAAAGGAATCAAGGATATAACGCCAGGTCTATAAATATGTACCATCTGATCAATATCAGGTGGTATTTTTATACGAAATTTTAAGAAAGGAGCAGTGCAGCATGAAGTCAACAGAATAGAAAGGACGGTGATCCAAATATCTCCCGGCAGCAGGGTTAAGCCGCAGAAGACACGCAGAGAGATCTGGGTGTTATTTTTATGCAAAGAAACAACATTGGTCAGCTGATCAGACCTTAAACAGTCGGTTCGTGGCGGTCGGTTACACGCCTAAAACAACCTAATACGAAAGGAGAACGAGCAACATGAAAACAGATTTTTTAAAAGGTTTAAATCTTTCCCAGGAAGTGATCGATAAGATCATGGCTGAAAACGGAAAAGATATCGCTGCAGAACAGAAAAAAGCAGAGAAAATCACTCAGGAGCGAGACAGTTATAAGCTAAAAGCAGAAAGTCTTGAAACTCAGGTAAACGATGCAAATGCAGAGATTCAGAAGTTTAAAGACATGGACATTGACGGCATCAAGCAGGCGGCAGATGATTGGAAAACAAAAGCTGAGAAAGCAAAGAGTGATGCAGATGCACAGATCTCAGAAATGAAATTTGATTATGCATTAACTGCAGCATTGACAGGAGCGAAAGCTAGAAACAGCAAAGCGGTCAAAGCGTTACTTGATATGGACGGACTGAAACTAAACGATGGAAAAATTATCGGTTTAGACGAACAGCTGTCACAGATCAAGGAAGAAAACGGCTTTTTGTTCGAAAGTGATGAACCTGCACCAACGATCGTTAAAGGAACAAATGGTGGTTCTGGCGGTATTGGTGGAAAGAAACCAAGTGAAATGACATATTCGGAACTCTGTGACTATATGGAACAGAATCCCGGAGCAGAGATTTAAATAAAGGAGTAAAAAATGGCAGGAGAAAAATTTGATTCTAAATCATTCAATCCTCAGGCATTCGGTGCCTACACAGAGAGGATTCCAAATTTAAAAAAGAACGAGCTGATCAAGTCCAGAGCCCTAAAAGGTAATCAGGATATCAAAAACACGTTCAGTTCTCAGACAGGAACAGTATATGCAGTATTGCCAATGCATGGTCTTATCGGTGGAGCAGCACAGAACTATGATGGTGAGACAGATCTTAAGTCTGAAAACACAGACACATTTGAAAGAGGTGTTGTTGTAGTTGGTCGTATGAAAGGATGGACTGAGCGAGACTTTTCAGAAGATGTTACAGGTGGTGTAAGTTTTATGGACAATGTTGCAGCACAGGTCAATGATTACAAAGCTGATCTTGATCAGACAACATTAGTAAAGATTCTGGATGGTGTCTTTGCAATGACCGGAAAAGAAAACAAAGTCTTTGTTGATAAACATACATCTGATATCACAGAAGTAACAGCAACTGACAAAGATGGAAACGTAAAGAACGTTGTACAGGCTGACACGTTAAATACAGCTTTACAGAAAGCAGCAGGAGATAATAAGTCTAAGTTTACGATCGCGATCATGCACAGTGCGGTAGCAACAAACCTTGAAAATCTGAAGCTGTTAAAATACATGACACAGACAGATGCAAATGGAGTTGAAAGAGACTTAACTCTTGCGACATGGAATGGTCGTCTGGTTCTGATCGATGATTCCATGCCAGCAGAAGAAGTTGCTGCAGTAGAAGAAAGTGGAACAAAGGGAGAGTCTGGTTATGTTGCAGCACAGGAAGCTTACACAAAATATACAACTTATGTATTAGGTGATGGGGCTTTTGACTATGAAGATATCGGCGCAAAGGTGCCATATGAAATGCATCGTGATCCAAAAACACATGGTGGAGAAGATACTCTGTATATGAGACAGAGAAAAGTATTTGCACCATACGGAATTTCGTTTACTAGAAAATCTATGGCTGCAAAATCCCCAACAGATGCAGAACTTGCTGATGGATCTAACTGGACACTGGTTGATAACGGAAAAACAAATTCCGATAAGAAAGTGATCGATCACAAAGCAATTCCAATCGCAAGAATCATTTCCAGAGGGTAGGCGGTGATCCGGTATGGTGGAATATGCAGACAGGGATTTTTATGAAAATACATTTCATGGCGAGATCATACCGGAGAAAGCTTTCCCTAGTATGATCTTAAAGGCGAGTATCTTTGTGAAGTTTCTTACTTTTTCCAGAGTCGATGATATGACAGAGATTCCAGAAGAGGTAAGCTTGGCCACATGTGCGATAGCAGATGTGATGTATCAGGATGGAATGAGAAAAGATGATGCAGGAAGGGAGATTGCAAGTGAGAACAACGATGGATACAGCGTAAGTTTTGTGACGAGTCAGAGCAAAACAACAGGCACTGTGGAGCATCGTTGTAAGAAAGCAGCATATCCTTATCTTGCACATACGGGACTCTTGTACAGGGGGTGTGGACCATATGATGACAAATGCAGATCTGACGATCTATAACAATCGTGGAGTTGATAAAAAGACAGCACGAAAGCTTTATTTAAAGACTCAGATCAAAGGTGTCAGTTTTTACACAAAGCAGCAGACAACTGTTACCGATCAGGGACTTAGTTCTGCAGATATGTATCAGATCCGCATTCCTTTATCTGCAGATACGGAAGGGAAAGAATACATTGATGCTGATAAGTATCGGGAATTATCTGCAGAAGAAGCAGAAAAATACTGGACGATCAATAACGGAGATCTGTTTGGAAAAGGATTGTTAGAAGATTTTGAGAAAGAATCAGAATTTTTAAAGCAGCAGCACACAGGAAAAGTATTATCGTTTTCGGATAACCGGAGAGGAAGTTTGCCACATTGGAGAATCGGAGGTGCTTAAATATGGGAACACAAGTTAAAGTCGAACTTTCGCCCGATCAGATCTTAAAGACAAGAGGTCTTCAAGTTGGTGGACCCGCACAAAGATTTTTTACCGGAGAGTTCCGAAGAAAGATGGATCCATATGTTCCATTTTTAACCGGAGTATTAAAAGATACTGCAATAGAAAATGTGGACTCAATCCAGTTTGTAACTCCATATGCACAAAAGCAATATCACGAGAACAAAGGGAATGGACTTCGTGGCAAAGAATGGGATCAAAGATGTTGGGCAGACAATGGAGATCAGATTGTTCAGTCTGTTGCAGATTTTGTAGGAGGTAAAGCAGAATGAGTGTGATCGCAAGTGTGAGAGCATTTATCCAGGACTATCCAGGATTATCAGCATTCGATGATCTGGTGGGCGTGGAACATCTTCCGGAGGATACAAAAAGTTATGCGATTGAAGCATCTGTAACATCACAGCCAATCAAAAGGCGGTATATTAACGGTGACACAGAACGCCGTTTTAATTTTGTCCTGGCAAGCCGTGAGTACTTCGGGGCAGACGTTGCAGAGAATATTGACGTAGCAGAGTTTTACGAAGATTTCTCAGACTGGTTGGAACGATGCACGATCAATAACGAACTTCCGGAAATGGATAAAGGAAAAAGAGCAATTAAAATACAGGCACTGACAAATGGCTATGTGTTTAACGCAGATGCGACTAAAGCACAGTATCAGATTCAGTGCCAATTAATTTATTATCAGAAATTAGGAGGAATATAAAATGGCAGAAACAGCAAGCAAAACAGTAAAACAGCGTTATCAGGAAGCATCTTATTTAAAGGTGTCTGAAGCGTTCGAATTAATGGGAACTGGTTTTACAGAGTTGAACGAAGATCCAGGAGCACAGACAACGAGCAAAAAATATATCAATGATAAATCATCCACATCAAGCATTACAAGTTATGAAGGTGAGCACGGATTTACAGCCGATCAGATTCCAAGCGAAAAGGTCATTAAAGATCTGGTCAGTATTGGTAAAGAGAGAAAAACAGGAGCAGATGCAGAACGTGAATTTGTTCGCGTTGATCTGGATGAAAAAGTAGAAGGAGATACCACTGGGACAGTATTCAAAGCACGTATGTTTACCGTAGCTGCTGAAATTTCAAGTTTCTCTGATAATGACGGAGAATTACAGGTTGAGGGAACACTTCACGACAAAGGAGATCCTGTTATGGGTAAATTTGATACAAAGACAAAGACATTTACACCGGATTCAGCGACAGAGTAAACGAAAGCGAAGCGAAGATTGGAATTAGAATTAAGGAGTAAGATATATGTTTATTTGGAATGGAGAGAAGCTTGCATTTAATTTTCTGGATGCAGATATGATGAAGAAGTTTAATGATGCAAGCAAAGAGATGTGGAAGGAACTTGGAGAGTACGAAGAAAAGAATGTAAAAGATGGAATGATGGGTCCAGAAGGCGTTGCAAACGAGTCAGAAATCATGAGTAGGTTTTTTGATGCAGTATTTGGAGAAGGTTCTGCAGATAAAATCTTTACTGCTAAACATGATCTGACAGAAAGAACGAAAGCAGTTAAGAAGCTTTATTCTATCAGAGATTCACAGTTAGCAGATCATGAAAAGAGAGTCAATGAACTGTCTAAGTTGTTAGGAGCTGAATGATCAGAAGAGAACTCCCGGTGTCAGTAGATATCGGGAGTGAAACATATAAGATTGATGCTGATTTCAGAACAATCATGAATGTTGAAGGGATTATCTTTGGAAAAAAAGTTACAGATGATCAAAAGAAGTTTGCAGCAGAGATGATGAAAGAGATCGATATTGAAGAAAAAGATGCGATTCAAAATGCAAAATATTATGATGCGCTAAAGCTCTTTTACAAAGATAATGTTCCGGATGATCTGGAAGAAGCTATGGAAAAAATGCTGTGGTTTTATTCCTGTGGTAAGGAAGATAAACAATCAAAAACAAAAACAAAGAAAAAAGTGATCAGCTTTGAATATGATTTTGATTATATCAATGCAGGGTTTATGCAGGATTATAAGATTGATCTGTTTGAAGTTGATTTCTTGCATTGGTGGAAGTTCATGTCATTATTTAGTGCCCTGCATGATGATTGCAAAATCTGTGAGATCATTGGATATCGCGGGGCAGAGTTAAAGAATTTTGACAAAGAACAGAGAAAAAGGATAAGGGAGATGCGAAAAATCTATGCACTTCCGGATGAGATAAGCAAAGAAGAAAAGAAGAGACAGGATGAGATAACACAGATACTGCTAAATGGCGGTGATCTGTCAGGAATATTGTGATAAGAGAAGCGAACAGGCGAGAGCTTGGATCTGCAGGTTGAGCACCCAGGACGTCAAATAGCTTAGAAACTTTAGATTTTTAGGTATATAGGTATTTGACGAGGTGAAGACATGGCAGATGGTACAGTTACAATAGAAACCAAACTGGATAATTCTGGTGCAGAAAAAGGATTAAACGATCTTAAGAAAGAAGTTGAGTCTTCTTCTAAGAGTACAGCACAGGAGATAGATAAAGCTTCTGATCAGGCACAAAAGAGCGTAGAAGAAGTTGCTAAGTCAGCAGAGAAAACTGGAAAACAAGTAGAAAAGAGCGCAAAGGATTCAGCATCGAAAGCAGGACAGGCAGCAAAACAAGGGGCTGATACTGCAGCAAAAGGAACAGAGTCCGCATCTACGAAGATGCAGCAGTCTCATAAAAAGGTAAAGGATACTGCAAAAGAAAGTGCAGATGGCGCAAAAAAGTCTTGGGAAGAATCTAATCAAAGTACAGTAGCAAGTACAGAGAACGCAACATCAAAGATGGCCGGACTGATGAAAAAATCTGCAGCGGTAATTGGAGTTGCATCTGTGGCGGCCGCAAAGAAGACGATCGATGTAGGTAAGTCTTTTGAAGCAGGAATGAGTGAGGTCCAGGCAATCTCCGGAGCGTCTGGAAAAGACCTGGAAAAGCTATCTGCAAAAGCAAAGCAGATGGGAGCTACAACGAAGTTCTCTGCTACAGAGTCGGCCACAGCGCTTAAATATATGGCTATGGCCGGATGGAAAACAAATCAGATGGTTTCTGGATTGTCCGGTGTCATGAACTTAGCTGCAGCATCTGGAGAAGACCTTGGAACAGTATCTGACATTGTAACGGATTCCATGACAGCTTTTGGATTGAAAGCAAAGGACTCCGGACATTTTGCAGACGTATTAGCGAAAGCATCCAGTAGTTCTAACACTAACGTTGGAATGATGGGAGAAACCTTCAAGTACGTTGCACCTCTTGCCGGATCTATGAAATACAGCATTGAGGATACAGCCACAGCAATTGGACTGATGGCGAATGCAGGAATCAAAGGAAGCCAAGCAGGTACATCTTTACGATCTATCATTACACGACTCGTTAAACCACCAAAAGATGCAGCGGCCGCATTAAGTGATTTAGGGGTCAGCACAACAAAAGCTGACGGATCCATGAAGCCAATGCGACAGACGATGTCTGAGTTAAGAGAAAAGTTTGCAGGATTAACAGACAGTCAGAAGTCACAATATGCTGCAGCTATTGCAGGGCAGGAAGCAATGTCTGGTCTGTTAGCGATCGTAAATGCATCCGATTCTGATTTTAATAAACTGCAAAAGGCAATCGATAATTCTTCCGGTGCGGCCAAGAAACAGGCTGATGTTATGAATAATAATCTGCAAGGAGCATTGTATGATCTCGGGTCAGCGGCAGAGTCTGTTGGAATTGGCATTTATGAAGATATCAAAACGCCGCTAACAAAGGCTGTTGGTGTTGGAACTGCGCAGTTAAGGATTTTATCTAACAAACTGAAAAAGGGCGGAATCAAGGAAATTGTTCCGAAGGAAGTGATAAATACTGTTGAAAATCTTGGAAAAGTGGCTATGGTAGCCGGCAAAGGTGGAGTAAAAGTATTGGCCACTTCCACAAAACTGCTTGGGGACAACATGGGCGTAGTTATTCCGCTTGCGACATCATTCATGGGTGCCTGGGCAGGAGTTAAGGTTTTCAACACTGCATCTAAAGGAGTTACAGCATTAACTACAGCTTTTAACGCCTTAAAAACAATGGAGCAGGCAAATGCAATCACTTTAGTGGCACAGCAAGGCGGTTTAACTGCACTGCAGACAGTTGTTGGAATCTTTACAGGCAAGATTTCTCTTGCGACAGCAGCAACAGGAGCTTTTAATGCAGCATGTACAGCACTTGGCGGTCCAGTAGGTTTAGGAGTTGTTGCAGTAGGTGCTTTAGTAGCAGGAGTTGCAGCGTACGCATTGACACAGAAAAAAGCAGTTACAGAAGCAGATCGATACTATTCTTCTTGCACAAAGTTGAAAAAGAAACAAGAAGAGATGGCGGCATCGATCAAGAGCTTACATAAAGAAAATCAGAAAAATGTAGATTCCACACGTGCAAATGGTGTTCAGGCGGATCAACTGTATCAGAGGTTGACAAAACTGATGAATGTTGAGCATAAGAGTGCTGGGACAAAAGCACAGATCGCAAGTGTTGTTAAGCAGTTGAATGAATTATTGCCAGGATTGAATCTTGAATATGACAAAGAAGCAGATAAGCTGAATAAGTCCACTTCTGCGATCAAGAAAAATATCGCAGCACTAAAAGAACAGTCAATGGCCAAGGCTTACCAGAAAGGGATGGAAAGTGCAGCATCCAAAGTGGCTAAGGCTGACATTGAGAATGAAAAAGCCATCAAGAAAAAGACAGAAGCAACAAATAAATATAATGCCGCTGTTGAAAAAATGAATCAGGTTACCGCAAAGGTAAATCAGGGGAAGATAACAACAAGCAGTGATGAATATAAGAAAGCTTCTAATGATCTGACAAAATACTATGATGCAATGATGACAGCCAATAAGGCAATTGAGCAAAGTGGTAAAAATTTAAATGCAGCACAAAAAGAATTGACTGCATACACAGACAAATATACAGCACAAGCAAATTATACAGAGTATCTGAAATCTTTAGATGATCTGGCCAAACAGGCAAAGATTAAAGCGAGTGATATTCCAAAATCTGTTGGAGAGGGAATCAAACAGGGTGTTTATGCAAATCCAACATCTGGAAAAGAATTAAAGAGCTTGATCAAATTAGATGATCTGGTTAATTCCGATCAGTTGGCCAAGATGCAAGAACAAGGTATGAAGATACCACAGTATCTGTCAAAAGGGATTTCTGATGGATCTATATCATTTGAGAGCGCTGCAAAACAGATGCAGAATGCGATCAATTGGACTGATCTGATTCAAAAAGCAAAGGATGTAGGTGTTAAAGTTCCTGATAGTGTAGCACAGGGAATTAGTTCTGGACAATATGCGGTTCCTACGTCTGTGCAGGCAGTAAAAAATCTTGTCACGTTCGAAGATCTGAAAGCTAAGGCACAGCAAGGTGGTATACAAGTACCGGATTATTTAGCAAATGCAATCACATCTGGTAGTGGAAAGCCAAAGGAAGCAGCGGCCGCATTGAGTCGTATGATTTCTTTCCAGGAAGCAATAACAAAAGCAGGAATTGATGGATCCAAGATTCCAACAGAACTTGCAACGAAAGTTGCACAAGGAAAGACACCAGTTCAAGATGCAATCAAAGAACTAACAAAGATAGACTTATCCGGAGATCAGAATGCATTCGGTCTTACAAAAGCTATTGATAGTACGGCACAAAAGACAAAAAGCCAGGCAACAAAGATAAAAAACAGTTTAAAAATCGGCAAGGTAGATAATTCAGCTGCAGCAAGCTCATTTGATGCTATTGCAACCAAAACAGGAAAAGCGGCTACTACAGTTAAGAAAAATAGTACAGCAATCAAAAAAGCAAGTAAGATTACTGCTACGAATAATTCAAGTGCCGGAGTTCAATCGTTTAATAGTTATTTATCTTCTTTTTCAAAGGGATCTGGTAAAGCAAAATCAGCCGCAGATAAAATCAGCAAAACAACCGCAACAGGGTTTGCTTCTGGTTTAGGAAAAGCAAAAACAGCCGGCGGAAAGATGACATCGGAATTTTCTAAAGGAATTGCATCGAAGTCTGGAACATCAAAATCTGCAGGTTCAAAAATAGCAAAAGCAGGTTCTTCCGGAGCAAGTGCACAGAAATCTTCCTTTGTATCCGTTGGTGGTAATTTATCTCTTGGATTAGCATCTGGTATCAGATCAAACTCTGATGCTGTATCAGCAGCCGCAAGAGAAGCGGTAAGAGCTGCAGTTGCAGCCGCAAAAGCGGAAGGTAAGATTCATTCGCCATCCCGTGTCATGGAAAGTGACGTAGGAAAATGGATGCCGTTAGGAATGGCAGCAGGTATCCGAAAGCATACCAAAGATGTAGAAGATGCTTCCGGAGAGATGGCAAACGCATCAGTAGAAGCTACAGCTACAGCCTTAGGAATCCATTCTCCATCTCGTGTATATAAAGATGCGATTGGTAAGAATATTCCAAAAGGTGTAGCAAAAGGCGTTAGGGAAGGACAAACCGAACTTAATGCAGAATTAAAAACATCAATGGATGAAGCCTTAAGTGTTGCAAAAAATGCATCAAAGAATGGAAATTATTCTGATATTGGAAATAACCTCATATCAGGAATTTCAAATGCGATTAGTACGGCAAAATCACGTTCATCAGATACTGTTCAGGAGATCATTGATTCTCAGATTAGCAATGTTTCCTCGAAACACGATACTGCAGAACAAAATTTGCAAAACAAAATTGATAAACTTGGAAGCAAGAAAAAGAATAAAAAGAAAAAGAGTAAATTAAAAGCTCAATTAAAAGCTCTAAAGAGGAAAAATAATGCTGAGGAAAAAGCATTAAAGAAAGCTGGAGAAAAAACAGCAGCAGCTTATAACGAAGCGTTTGAGAAAGAAGCAGACCGCTTAAATAAGATTGCTCAAGAGAAACTACAGAAGCTGTCAGATGAATACCAGGAAGCATATAACAACATCAAGAGTAAGATGGACAGCTTAACTGATAAACAGCAGTCTTGGGGAAATATCTATAATCTTGATCAGAATATCATGGATATTCAAAAATATCAGAAGAACCTGAAAGCGTTGGAACATAGGATTCCTGAATCCATGATGGATAAGATTCTTGGAATGGACATCAATGAAGCAACTGCTTATATGACATGGTTTCAACATATGTCAGAAGCTGAGCAGCAGGCTTACATTAATAAATGGAATCAACAACAGAATATGTCTAAAACATTTTCTGCAAACTTCTTTGGAGATGATCTTGCGAGACTTCAGGCAAATTACGAGTCTGAAATGAAGACAGTAACAGATGAGTTACAAAAGGAAATGAGTCAGGCAGGTGTCAATATCGCAAAAGGATTGACTGCCGGAATGGAGAGTCAGACAAGAAACCTAAACAAATCAATGAAGAAGATCTGTAAAGGAATCATAAAAACGGCTCAAAATACATTAAAGATTCATTCTCCATCCAGAGAATTTGTAGAGATTGGTTCCTATGACATTCAAGGAGCAATCAAAGGACATGAAAAAGAAGCCCCAAATCTGTATAAACAGATGGGAACAATTTCTCAAAACATGGCACAGAAATTTGCACAAGCGAAATTAAATGTCCAGGATATCCAATCAAGGATGCAGGATGCGATCAATCTGCAGATGCAGACGATCACAACGAGAATGCAGCCAGTTGTGCAGACAGAATCATCTGATGGAACAGCATCGGTAGTTTATACTGGGCCAGAACGAATTGAAGTGCCGGTAATCGTAGATGGACGAGAAATTACAAGGATGATCGCTCCTTATATGGACACAGAGTTGAATACGATTGCAACAAGAAAATCAAGAGGAGGTGTGTAGAATGGCAGGTGGAACACTTGGAGTCATGATTGGAGAAAAACATACATTAAGAGATTGGAGTCTTGGATGGACTGCGATCACTCTTGGCTTTCCAGAACCAAAAACTTATGAACAGGATATTCCAGGAGCAGATGGAACACTGGATATCACAGAAGCAGTTACTGGTGGAGATGTGAAGTATAAGAATCGTAGTCTTTCCTTAGAATTTGAAACTCCGGACGAAGACTTTTTTGAATGGGGATCTATTGTATCGGACATTGCAAATTACCTGGCTGGTAAGAAAATGAAGATCATACTCGATACTGATCCATCTTTTTATTACATTGGCCGACTTACGATTGATGTCGAAAAGACAGATCGTATAAATGGAAAGCTTGTAATGTCCGGAGAAGTTGATCCATATAAGTATGAAGTTGCTTCGTCTCTGGAAGATTGGTTATGGGATGATTTTAATTTTGAAACTGATATCATCCGTGAATATGGAAACATCAAAGTTTCTGGAAAATACGAGCTAAATATTTATGGAAGAAGAAAGAGAGTGATCCCTGTGATCGAATGCGATACACCGATGCAGGTTACATATAACGGGGCCACTTATGATCTTCCAAAGGGCAAAAGTAAAGTGTTCGATATCTGGTTATCAGAAGGGGATAACCTTTTAACGTTTACAGGAAATGGGACAGTTTCTGTTGATTATCGGGGAGGTAGTTTGTAGATGTATAAGATACTATGTGACGGGAAAACACTGCACGATGTCCGCGATCCGGATTATATGGTGCTTAGTCCTAAGATATCGTTGGAATTAAATAAAACGGGAAATCTTGATTTTGGGATGATGCAAACACATCCGCATGTGAATGATATCAATAAATTAAAATCTCAAATCAATGTTTATGAAGATGATGAGCTGTTATTTTCCGGAAGAAGTTTAACGGATGAAAAAGATTTTCAGAATACAGGGCAAATCTCTTGTGAAGGAGAGTTGTCTTTTTTGTTAGATTCAATTCAGCGACCGCATAATTACGGAACCGAAACAACAGAAGTTGGAACAGCCGATACCAATATAGAGGTTTTTAAAAGACTGATTCAAGAGCATAATTCGCAGGTAGAAGAAGAAAAACGATTTGAAATCGGTGTGATCGATATTGAAAGTGTTACGATTCCAAGTTTATCGACAAATTATGAGAAGACCTGGGATTTTATTAATTCCAATTTCTTAGGGAAATACGAAGGGTATCTTCGTGTTCGGCATGATGGAAACATACGGTATCTTGATTATGTAAAGCAGTATGGAAATGTAAGTAATCAGGTGATTCGTTTCGGAGAAAATCTTCTCGATCTGAAGAAATACTCTAAGGCAGAAGACATTAAAACAGCGATCATCCCAGTTGGAAAAGACAACGTGACAATCACAACAGCAAATGGTCATAACGGAACGGATTATGTATATAGCCAGGATGCCGTAGATTTATATGGTTGGATTTATGACAAGGTTGATTTCTCTGAGGTATATGATCCAGACAAACTACTGGAAGAAGCAAATAAATATCTGCAGAAGTGCATCAACTTAGCAATCACGATTGAACTTACAGCTGTTGATCTGCATATGATCGACGTTGATATTAACGCAATCAGACTTGGAGATCTTGTTCCTTGCATATCTACACAGCATGGAATCATGAGTACGTTTGGAAATCCAGACACTTATTATCTTGTAAGTAAATATGAATTGGATTTAGAGAACCCAGCAAACAATAAGATTACACTAGGAAGAACAATCAGTACATTGACAGACAAACAAGTGCAATCGTCACAAAATTTAGAAACAAAAATAAATGAAGTTCGTACAGAAATGTACAACATATCAGGGAACGATATGGAACCTATCACAAACGAAACACTAGAAGGATTATTAAATTAAAATAGGAGAAAAAATGGCAGATAAAAATTATTTAGATTCTGATGGGGTATTATATCTGTGGCAGAAGATTAAAGCAAAGATTACGGATGCAGTCAAAAACAAAGTTGATAAAGTCAATGGAAAAGGTTTATCTACGAATGACTACACGACAGCAGAGAAAACAAAACTTGCAGGGATCGTGGATGGTGCAAATAAATATGTCCATCCTACATCTTCTGGTAACAAGCATATTCCAAGTGGTGGAAGTTCTGGACAGATTCTAAGATGGGGAGCAGATGGTACAGCTGTTTGGGGCTCTGATAATAATACAACTTATGCAGATGCTACTCAGTCAACACACGGACTTATGAGCACGATAGATAAGAAGAAACTAGATGCATATCCAACGTATTCATCTATCCAGAGTACATATGCTACAAAATCAGAAATCACAAACATGTACAAGTATTGCGGTTCTGCCGCATCTGCAGACAAATTGCCGACAACAGGACAACGTGTTGGCGATGTTTATAACATCGAAACTGCTAGTACATACGGCGGTGCTGGTATGAATGTAGCATGGAATGGCAGTGCATGGGATCCATTAGGCGAAATTTTTAGTATATCAACGATCGCAAATACCTGGATGGATACAAATCTTACATAAAGGCAGGTGCTTGATATGGCAAATTACTTAGATGAAACAGGATTGTTAAAACTTTGGAGTAAGATTAAATCTTACGCAGCAAAGCAGATAGATATGAATAAAGCAATCGTAAACATATCCGCTAGTGGTACAACATTAACTGTCACAAAAGCAGATGGAACAACAAAATATGTAACAGCGGAATTAGTAAAAGGGCAGATGATTTATTGCTGCAGTAACAGCGAAGATCAGATTTATTGCTGTTAAATGGAAGGAGATAAAAATGGCATACACAAAGAAAACATGGGTAAAAGGAAGCACACCGCTTAGTGCGGAAAATTTTAATCATATGGAACAAGGGATTGCTGATGCACACACAGAAATTACGCAGCTAAATTCTGAAAGAGCATTTTTATCAAAAGTATTTTCTGGAACAAGCAACAAAATGATTTACTGGCAAAGATGTCAGTCTGAAATTGCAAAAGCATTAGGCATGCAAATATCAGACATAAATAACGAAAAGTTATATATAGCAGCTTGCAACGGTGATTGGAATGCGTATCAAGGTCTGGTAACAGGTGCTGCTTTACAATGGGATAATACAAATTTAAATATAAACATAGGATTATCCAGTGATACAAACGGTGTTGTTAGGATTAATTTTATGATTTATCGTAAATTAAATTAATCTATATCATATACTATGGAGGTATATACACATGTTGAGTACACTGTAGGAAAATATATTGTTATATCACCATTTGTGTCAATTTTAACAGCACCAATATTATTAAAATTAACATCATCATCGGTATAGCAAGCCGATCCGCATTTTATTTTAGGTCTAAAACCTTCTGGAACAAAAAAACAAGTTGTAATCCCAACACTAGGAGAATTGCAATGGAAATATCCATTTATATATACTTTTCCATTATGTTTATAACTGTTTCCGGTGAATGCATATTTTGAATCTATGCTAGTAATTGTAAATTCTATTCTGTTATTTAAGTCAGAATTTAG